TTATCGTTTCGGTGGTTGCCATACTGGCGCGGGCGCCGGTGGCGGTTTTCGTCCCTCGATCGCGGCTGCTGGCACGACGGGTTTGCCGACTGCATTCACATGGAACGGCAGGCCCATCCGGCGCAGCGCTTCGATCTGCTTCGATTTTATCCGGCGCCCGGTCAGCTCGACCAGATCGTCCGCAGTCAGAAACATTCCCATCGCTACCCCTTCTCTCCTTGAGCGGCGGCCGATTCTGCATCAGCCCTTCGCCGTGCCAGTGCAATGATCTCGGGGATCTGGTCGTCGGACACCAGGACATCAGCCTCGTCGTTGCCTGGGAATCGTGCGATGAACGTCAGCTTCATGCCGGGAACAAACAGGCGCGACAAGTCTTCCAGTGCATCGCAGATTTCGTGATGCAGTTCGGTAGTGGTCATCTTAGGCATTGCTCTCTCCTTCCTGAGCGGCACGGGTAGCCGACAGTTCGTCACGGCGCACGAATTCTTCAGCCCACACGTTCATCGGCTCGCCGTCGCATTCGTCCCACAGGCTGTGGCGGATCAGGAACGCGTCGGTTGCCATGCGAGCGATCCACTGCGGCCGCACGTTGTAGATGATGCCAACCGCGCCAGCAGCGCATTGCAGTGTGACGGCGCATATCAGAGCGATGTCGATCGGCTTCACGCTGCACCTCCTTCCTGAGCGGCAACCGGCTCGAACCAATCGGCATCCATCCAGTCACCTGTCGAGCCTTTTACGAACGGCTCCACCTTGAAGGCAATGCCGCTACCGGTCCGTGCGGGCTGCATGCGCTCGACAATCACATGCTCGGACCAGGTGCGGTTGTAATCGGTGGTCACTCGGTCACCGATCTGCAAATCTCGGCTGGCGCGTCTCATGGCTTCTTTCCTTCCTGAGCGGCACGGATAGCTGCGTCGATCACCATGACCGCGCCTGGAACGTCGAGCGGCTGCGTGCCGTCCAACAGTCGGCGCAGCGCGCGCAACGTGTCAGCAGGCGCTTTCGACGAACGCATTGCCGCGTTCCACAGCCTGCGCGCGTGCCAGGCCGGATCGCTGAAGAAGACATTGCCGGTGTAATTCCGGCTCACGTAGTCGACGAAGCCCTGCGGCGGATCCATGTCATACGTCCAGGCGACGGTCAGCGCGCTCTCTTCACTCTGTGCACGCACAACCGGAGAGGCGGTGAGAGCAGCGCGGGCCTGCCAGCCGTTCCAAGCGCACTGGGTGCTGCTTTCCTGATAGTCACCCTCAATTACGGCATGGGGGCGCTTCTGGAACTGGTCGAGCTTGAGAGCCTTCTCGAACGCTGCGCGCTCGTCGCCGGCTTCGTGCTGCGCCGCCTGAGGTGCATGCATCATATCCATGGCCATTGCTGCGCCTTGAAGTATGCGCTTGATGCTTTTCGGCACCTGAGGCGCGGCCTGTTCCTGCGCCGGCTCCTGCTGCGCGGCCCGGAGGGATTCGTTTTCGATGATTATGCGCCGGACAGCCATGATCGAATCGTGGTCGCCATGAACAAACAACCGACCTGAGCCATTCCCGACGCCAATAGTACATTGCAGATCGGCCTGCTCCTGCGCTGGTTGATGCGCGAGGGCGGCGCGAGCATAGTCACGCATCTGTCCAGCAGCGTACCCCTCGAAGCCATGTGGGTAGGTCAGCATTTCTACCGACATCGGCGCTGGCAGTGGCGGCAGCTCATCCCCCGCCGCTGGTGCTGCGCCCGGCCCCGGCAGCGCGCCCTCGATACGCCCAGCAGCAATGCCCAGCACCACGCACAAGGAACCTCGGACGTGCGCATCGTCCCGCTCGAAGGCGTCTTCTTGTCCCAGCGCCTTCATCAAGCGGCGCAGGCGCGTCATCTCGTAGGCATCCAGCGGCGCGGCCTCGGATGGCTGCGACAGGGCGCGCGCTGCTTGCCACGCATCCCACGCATCGCGGGTGTGCTGGTCTGCGTACAGGTGACGGCCGCACGGCCCGCCAAAAGGCTCCACCGGCAGCATCTTGCGCTTGCAGTGCGCCTCAAACAGCGCGCGCTCGTCCGCCCCTTGTGCAACCTGCTCCGGTGCGGCTGTCGGCGCTGGCTGGTTGGCGAGGGCGGCGCGCAGCTCGGCAATCTCGGCTTCCATGCGCTCAATTTTGCTGAAGGCGGGGGTCTCATAGCTGGAAGCCCGATCCTCCCATGGCTGAATGGCTATAGCCGCTGATACTCGCGCAGCGCGGCGGGCGAGGGCGATCAGCCCCAGCACGGTGGCAGGGTTGGCGGCGGCGATGAATTGCGCGTCGGCCTCGTCGCGGCAGTTGGTAATGTTTTGGCGCGCGCGGCCATCATCAATGGAGCTGAAATTGGCGAAGACGCGGCTTCGCTCCTCACGGTCGGCTCGCTCCCTTTCTTCTTTTGGCCAGTTCCTTGTCTGTGGAGTAGAAAGCAGGCGACCCTGTTGCCACGGTCCCGGCGTTGCCGCGCGCGCCAGCGCTTCCAGGTGGTCGAGATTCAGCCCGCTATCGCTGGCGGATGGGGTGGTGGTGTTCGTCATGCTGCACCGCCTTTCTCGCCTTCTCCGCTGTGGGAGATAGCCGGGGCCTTGAGCGCGCGAATGGCGTCGCCCATGTTCGTGCTGGCGTTGCAGATGTGAGTAGCCTCATCCGGGTAGCGCGCCCCGAAAATCCCGGCTGAGAGATCCAGCGCGTACTTGCGAGGCACCTTTGCTGCTTCTTCCAACGCCGCATTCCGAGCATTCAACGCGCGACCATCCGCATCGCCCGCCGCTGCCGCCCACTTCGCCGACAGCGCTGCGCACTCGGCCAACTGCGCTTCCAGCTCGTCACGTACTGCCCGCACCTGGCTTGCAACGTGCTGGTCGATGTGGGCGATGAATTCAGCCTTCCGCTCCGCAAAATCTATGGTCGAGTTACGATAAGCTTTCAGCAGGGACTGAAACTCCGGCGTATCAATGCTTTGCACTGCCCCTACACGTGCAGAAGGAATATGCACTTTCTGCATATTGCTTTCCGAGGCACCAGCACGAGCTGCGCGGTCGGCTGCGATGGACTCGGGGAAGTGAACCTCTCGCAGCATTGTTAGTTGGTCTTCCAGCGCATCGAGGCCAGCGACGTTTTCAAAGCATAGGCGGACAGCCATTGCTTCTGGCTGGAGCATGTGGCCGGCCGGGTTGTCTCGGTTGTCGCCCACCACGCGGCCGGCTTTCTCTTCTTCGGTCGCGGTGCTGATCACCAGCTCGGCTGGCTCAGAATTTGCCGTGTGATTGATGACATAAGCGCCAATACCCAGCCGCGCAAATCCACGATAGTGCGGAGCGATCACCATGCCCTCTGGCAGCTCGCCTTCTTCTGCCGCCTTATTGGCAATGCCCGCGAGCTCGACCACGTCGACGCGCTCGAAGTCCGGCTTTGCGTCCGGGAAGCTGTATCCGTAGTCGGACACGACGCCCTTGCCGGCTTCGGTAATCAGGATCGTCCAGCGGCGCGGCTGGCCGGCCACCGGCCCCCAATGCAGATCCTCGTTCGGGCGCTGGCCCCGGCGCTCGCGGCGGTTCGGCAGCAGCGCCTGGATCGCGGTCAGGTCGCCGGCCACCACGTACTGCTCGGGCGACGTGTTCGGGATCGCAGCCAGGGTGCCGGGCGCACGCATGTACTCGAGCAGCTCAGCGCCGGCGGTGGCGAAGTTGTTGGCCAGCGTGGTGCGGTGCGCGTGGAATTGTTCGTCGGTCATGTCGTCTCTCGTAGTTAAAGGGTCTTCGCTTCGGCACGGCGGTTCGCTTCGATGGTCCGCCACACTTCGATCTTTGCTTGAGCGCCGACGATCAGCCACTTCAGCGCTTCCTCCTGTTCGACCGCTACGCGCAAGCCGTCCAGCAGCTGCATGTAGGCCGGGTCGGCGTAGGCTTCTCGCTCCTGGGCGACTGCCGACTTGTGGCCGGCGCTCTCTGCGTCGCGCATCAGCAGCGCCTTCTTCGATTTCCTGAATTCCTCCAGGTAGACACGCTCGGACTTGGCCTTTGCGTAGGCCGGCGCGTTGTCTCGGATGAAGTCGAGCGACCGGAAGATGTTGATCTCGCTCTCGGCGCTCATGGCGTCACCTGCCTGCGCACGGTCACGAAGTCCACGCAGATCAGGCGCTCGATCACGGCGGCCAGCGGCAGGTCGAACGCCTCCGACACGGCGGTGACGATCTCCAGGTCGCTTGGGTCGGGCTGCGCGGCGTCGGCCAGGTCGACCAGCCGTGCGTATGGGATGACGGCGCTCATGCTTCCACCGCCGCAGGCGCGCCAGCACGCAGGATTGCCACGTTGGCCTGCACTAGCCCGTCGAACTCGGCCAGGCGCTCGACCATGGCGTCGATGAACTTATCGTCGCGGTGCACGCGCTTCACGAACAGGTCTTTGCCGACGCCGGCAAGGTCCGGCACGTACATGATGAAATCGCACCACGCGCGGCCGGTGATCCACATGCCGCCCTGCATCTGGTGGTCATACTCGCTGGTGTCGCCGGTCGCCCACATCGCCATGATCTTCGCGCTGTCGATCGGCGCCTTCACCTCGATCAGGCCGTCGCTGTCGACCAGGCCGTCGGTGCTGTAGCCGAACAGGCCATCGTCGGTGACGCAAATGCCGGCCTCGGTCACAAACGCGCCGGTGCGCGCTTCGTAGTGCATGCGCGCCGCCGCTTCCATCTGGTGGCCGCGCTCGAGCACCCATGCTTTCGGCGGCTCACCGTGCATCTGGCCGCTGATGCGCTCGATCGCCAAGTCGGCGGCGTAGCGCTCGGCTACCGCCGTCGGGTCGCCGACATCACGCGCGCCAGACTTGCGCGTGCAGCGGCTGATGGCGTCCGCGAAGCAGCTGGCGGTGATCTTGCCGCAGCGGGCTGCGAACCACTTGGTGGTTCCTTGTGGGCATTCGATGAACTTCATGGCTGTGCTCCTGCAGTACGGTTGTAGTCGGCATCTTCCGGGCTGACGGCCGGCGTCTCGGCAACGGGCTTGGCTTCGACGTCGATCGTCGTCGCTTCTTCGGCCTGGGCGCGCAGCGCGGCGCGGTGCGTGGCGATCGCGTCCTTCAGCTTTTTGTGGTCGGCCGGCTGATTCGCCAACATCGCGTTGTTGGCCTTCCAGTACGCCAGCGCCTCGGCGTCGGTCTTCGTGCGCATCGCCTCGGCAATCAGCGGCGCAACGTCGATCCAGTCGTCGGGCCGGTCAGAAATGCCCTCGGCGTTTGCGTTGTTCAGGTGGTCCATTACGTTGTCCAGGCGCTCCGTCTTCGGCCACAGCTTGTACGCGCGCTTGATGACCGTCTTCTTGACCATCTCGCCCTCGTCGCTCGCCCACGGCGTCGACTTGATCTTCTTCGCGTAGTACGCCTTCCAGCCTTCGGATCGGTCGCGGATCGCGTAAATCTCGTCGGCCGACATGGTGGTGGTCAGGTAGTCGCCGCTGTGCGTCTTCACCACCACGTAGGCGCCGACGATCGCGCCGCGGTCCTTGCCGAACGGGTTGAAGTTGTGCGTGGGCGGCTTGTCGAAGCCGTTCAGCGCGAAGCCGTCGGTTTCGCGGACGATCTCGGCTTGCCCCCACAGGATCGAGCCCGACGCCACGGCCAGGTCGAGCAGGCCGATGTAGCTGATGTCCAGGCAAATCTGGCCGTCGCGCGGCACCAGGTACGCCTGCTTGCGCGCCGGGTTCAGGCTGATGCCGATCGCGGCCACGTTGGTGACCGCGTTCACCACGGACTGGCGGTTCTTCATCGCCACGCCCAAGGTGTAATCATTCTTCTGCAGCTGCTGGATGGCGAAGCCGGATTCGCGCTCGAAGCTCAAGCTGCGATCGGCCAGCACGCGGGAGAAGTCGTCGCGCGCTTCCTGGATGGCGCCGGTAACGATAGCGAGTGCGTTGCTCATTTCAGAAACCTTTCAGGTACGTCCGCAGCGCGCGGACAGCGGCCTTGCGCGGGCCGAAGCCGGCGCGCAGGGACAGGCGATATTGTTGGTGCAGGTGGCGGATCATGCGAAGTCCCCTTCCACGGCACGCTGGCGCGCCATCAGCTGCACTTGGCGCACGTGCTCGGCGCGCAGCAGCGACAGCGTTTCGATGCGCGCGTCTTCCAGCGCAACCACGTTGCCGGCGCTCAGGGCCAACTGGTAGCGGATCACGGCCAGGCGCAGGGGCTTGGTCAGCTTGCGCACCAGGCGGCGCGCGATGCGGGTGATGGCGGTCATTCGGCGCTCCCGGATGCAAGTTCGCTCAGGGTGTTCGCGATGCGGTCAGCCAGGCCGTGGTCGCCAGCCGGGTCTTCTAGCACGCGGCGTGCGGCTTCCTCCAGCAGGTTACGCAGCATGTAGTGCGCATTGCAGGCGCGGACGATAAATTCAGCATTGGCCTGCTGCTCGCCAGGGGCGCGCGGATTGCGCGCCGTGTGGTCGTCATACAGGCAGATTCCGCCATGCGTGCCGTCGACCATCTGCTGCGAGCCGACCTTGAACACGGTGCCTGCTGTCGTCGGCTTTTCGATCCAGACCCACGGCGTGGGCGTATGTGCTGCGTCCATCCTGCTCTCCTCGTTATGCGCCGGCGCGGCCGGCTTCGGTTTGGGTGTTCTGTGCTGCTGACTTACCGAACTGGTAGATCAGCCAGGCGTCGACCGGGTCAGTGTTGGGTGCGTTGTCGCGCGCCCAGGTCTCGACGGTCACGCGTTCTTCCGCGATGCCGCATGGGCAGTCCAAATAACCGTGCAGGTCGCGCGATCGGCTGCCGGTGTCTTTGCATCCGGAGCACATCACGCGGCCCCCAGCAGGAAATCGAACACGCGGCGCTCGATGCGGGCATGGCGCGCTTCCTCGGCGCGGCGCGCTTCCATGCGCTCGACCTGCTTGATCGCCTCGACCTCGCACTGGTCGTACATGGCGCGCTGCACGGTAGCGGCGAACAGCGCGTCGCCGGCGCCCTGGCCCAGCAGCGCGGCCGCGAAGATCGCCTTCGCGTCGTCGGCGCTCAGGCGCTCCAGCACCACGTTCTGCAGGTCGGCCAGCGCGCTCTGTTCACCGCGCTGAACACGCGCCGTCCACTCGGCGCAGGCTTTCTCGGTCAGCTCGGCGATCTTCGCGTCGCGCTGCTCTTCGGTCGGTTGGTTGCGGTCCATCGTGTTCTCCGGGTTCGCCCTGCTGGGCTCGGTTGCGATGGATGAATTATCACGTATGTGTTTAGCCGTGTCAAACACATTTGTGATTTTTCTTGCAGAATTTTGCTACACTGTGTTTTGCCCGAGCACTTCGGGCAGCCGGCCCGAGCGACGGGCGAAAAAAAGCCCGCGCGTGGCGGGCATGGAGGAAGATATGGTTGTGCTATCGAAGGGAACCCTGGTGCACTTCAGGGGGATGCCGTTCCGGCTTCTGGCGGATGTGGAGACGGATGGATTACAGTCGAACTATGATCTGGCAGTCAGCGAAGCGCCGCGCACTTCCGACACAGAAAAATACCTGCAGGCATGCGCGGTGCCATGCACTCCTGACGCATGCGGCTGCCGTCACATTGCAACTATGGTCTCAGGGATTCGATCATCACCTCAGCTATCGCGTTGAACTGCTCAAGCTTATAATCTGATCCTTTCGAAGCAATGAGATTGGCTCGCATCAATTCGAACGCCTGAGTAAGCGATTCCAGAGCAACAGCATTTCCGCGATACTGACCTAATAAGCAATTTATCGCGACAGTTTGAGCAGCCTGCACGCCTGCTACCGAATCGACATAAAACTTGAGTGTTTCAAATTCTTCAGAAAGCATTTCGTTATCTCCATTCACTCCCCGCCACGGCGGGGATTATTTATTGCGTATTCAGCGGACACAGGTCGACGATATTTATCGTGTTCACGACGCCGTTGTTATATCGGCAGTACCGCAGATTGCCGTTTGTGGATTGAGACTGCAGGAAGCCGACAATTCCCGCGTTCGACGGGGCGGGCGCAACTACCTGGGGCGCCAATACTCGCGGTCCACTCGCCTGCATGAGTTGCGCACCGGCTACCATCTGCGCCGCTCCGAGTTGAGCTTGCTCTTGCGCCAGCGCCTGCGCAGCCGTTCTACTCTTCGCATCCGCATCGCGGCGCGCGTACTCAAAGTCCTCTTTCGAGATTCGGCCAGCCTCATAATTCCCAGCGACGCGGATCATTTCGTTGGCTTGGCCGAGCGTGGCACCTGGAGCATTTGCAGCACTCAGGAAGTTATAAAGCCCTTTGTAATAGTCCGACCATTTAATGTCGCCGCGTTCAGCCATGGGCCTTTTATCCGCGACATAGCTATGCACATGGCGAACCGCCTGCTGGTGCTCTGCATAAGCGCAGCCGGCAAGCGATGCAACAAGGAATAAAGACGCAAGGAGTTTCATACTTACCTATTAAAGGCGACCAGTTAAAACACGCGTCGGCTGAATCACCACGCGTCCCACAATACTTACTTGCGCGCTCTTCACATTTACAGGCGCATGATCTTCGTGCAGCGAATAGAGATACCACTGGCCGCCCTTGTGGATCAGCTGCTTCACACATGCTTGGCCGTCGATATTTACCGCATAGACCTCGCGGCTAATCGGCTTGATGTCCGACCGGTCAATGATCACGACGTCATCCTCAAACAACATCGGCTCCATGCTCTCACCGCGCACGCGCACTGCGAGTAGCGTCGCCGGGTTCAACTGCAGCTGCGTGATCACCGCAGTGGGGATCAGCTCATGCCCATCGTCGCCCAGGTCCGGCTCGGTGTCGTAGTTCGATACCCCAGCCCGTAGCCGCAGCTTTACGCGCGGGATCGCGATCGTATTCGGCGCCTCACCGCCGCGAACCGGTCGGCCTTCCACGGTTGGGGCGTCGTCGTCAATGAAGGGCGAGCCTCCTGCTGGCGCGCTGGCCTCCGCACTCATCTCTCCCTTGCCGTTGGCGAGCCAGGTCGGATCCACCTCGAGGGCGGCCGCTATCTCCAAGATTGAGCGCGCGGTGTTCCGAAGTCCAGCCTCCAAATTTCCAATGGTGCCCTGCGAAACCCCGGCCAATTTTGCCAGCGCCCCCTGCGTGAGGCCCTTGCGCTCGCGCGCGAAAGCCAGTCGTTCTGCCAAGTTTTTCATATCACGAATGTAATACACATCTTAATCACGTTGGTGTTTGACATCACAAACACAAACGTGATAATGTGACGCCATGGACTTCCAAAAAATCACCTCCGACCTCTTGGGGACTGGCCTCACCGAGCAGCAGCTTGCTGACTTGGTGCCCTGCAGCCAGCCGACGATCAACGCGTTCCGGCATGGCAAGCGCGGCGCCCGACCCTCCATGGTGATCGGTAGTCGATTGCTGGAGCTTCACAAGCAGCGATGCAAGAAGCCTCGCTTGGCGCCTCAGCCGCAGTAACCCCTGCGGCTTTTTCACGGGCCTGCAGTTGCCCACGGGCTTTTGCCCAGCACCACCCACACCGTAACCCGCACCACCAAGGAGAAACACATGTACCACGCAGCCCTCGACGACGACACCCGCATCCACCGCGTGGAAGTCCTCGTCAGCACGATCGAAAAGAGCAAAGCCAAGGAAGTGGCCGCGGCTGCCGGCCTCGGTCTTTCGGCCTGGTTCCGCACCCTCGGCAACGAAGCAGTTCGCCGCCATGGTAGCGGCCCGGTGCCGAGCAAGGAATCCCGACATTGTCCGGGTCGCGGTCGCCCAGCAGCCCGGGCGCGCGGCGTGGCGTCGGGTCGGAGGCATCTTTGATTGCGGCTTCAGGCTTCGTGGCCAGGAGACAGGCAAAAAAATAGCCCGGTGTGGAGCCGGGCCTTAAAAGGATTTCAACGTGGACAAATTATCACCCGAAAGTCACGCGGCGACAAAGGTTATCGCCAAGGCGTGCAACTGGGTCGACCAGCGGCGCACCGTGCGTGACGCCGCCGACGACCAGAAAGGCCGCGAGATTGGCCGCCTGGCCAAGAGCAGCGACGAGCTGGCAACGGCAGTCGCGCAGTACCGCAAGGCTGGAGGCCAGCCATGACGGACCAGATCTGCACCTGCACCGAAATGCACCGCCGTGGCGCCGCCGCCTTCGTGCGCGGCCTCGGCCGTGACGACCACAACATGAACGCTGGCGCGCCAGCAATCGAAGACTGGCAGAAGGGCCACGACGCGGCGAAGGCTGCGTACACGCGCGCCACCATGCTCCAGGCTGAAGCGGTGAAGGTGTCGCCGCCATGACCCAGCTCGTCGCCATCCACAAGTGGCTCGGCCGCGCCGACGTTCCCCTGGCGCCCGAGTCCATGCAGTTCACCACCCGCCCCGCCAAAAGCTGCCGCGGCTGCCTGTTCGACGGCCAGCACGCCCATGTGTGCGAACACGCCTGTCAAGCTGCAGCGCGCGCCGAGCTCGACCACTGCGAGCGCGGCTTCATCTACGTCGAAAAGCCGGCCGACCCGCGCCAGGTCTCCCTGATCGAGAAGGAGCACTGACATGGCCCGCGCACGCAACATCAAACCCGGCTTCTTCACGAACGACATGCTGGCCGAGTGCTCGCCCCTGGCCCGCCTGCTGTTCGCTGGCCTCTGGCTTCACTGCGACCGCGAAGGCCGCATGGAAGATCGCCCGAAGAAGATCAAAGCCGAGATTCTCCCGTACGACACCTGCAATGCCGACGAGCTGCTGGGCGAACTCGAAACCCATGGCTTCATCATCCGGTACGCGCACGGCGAACGCCGGTACATTCAGGTGACGAATTTCGGCAAGCACCAGAACCCTCACATCAAAGAATCGGCCAGTGAGATACCTGCACCAGACAAGCACGGTGCTAGTACGGTGCAAGCACCGGAAATTCCGGAACCGACCGGGCTGAATCCCTCATCCCTTAACCTGAATCCTGAATCCATCACCACCACCGACGCGAGCGCGCCGGCGACGGGCGGCGGCGACGGTCAGCCTGTCGGCCTGGACGACTTCGACCCGCCGGCAGCAGCGCCCCTCCCTGCTCGTCAGGACTTACCCGAGCCGACCAGCCCAGCGGCAGCCATCGCCGTGCTGCTGCGCCCTCTCGGCGTCGGCGCGACCTCGATGAACCCGATCGTCATCGGCTGGGCCGACCGCGGGGTGGCGCATGAGGTGCTGATCGAGGCGGTGCAAATCGCCCGAGAGCACAAGGGCAACGAGAGCATCCCGCCGCAGTACCTGGCGCCGATCGTTGAGCGCCTGCTGAACCCGCCCGAACGCCGAGCTGCGCCGCGACCAGGCGGCCAGTCGCAGAAGTTCCACTTCGCCGGCGTCGACCGGTCCGCAGACGTGGCCGCGATGCAGGCCGGACTGGCTGCGCGCGGTGTGACGGCTGCCGACCTCGATGACGACACCCCGCTGTGATGGAGATGACCATGGAACCGATTCAAAACCTGATCCCCGGCCTGAGCCGCATGGGCATGCTGGCCGGCACCTGCGAGCAGCACGGCCCCGCCGAAGTCCTGGTGCGCACTGGCGCCGCCTGGCATTGCCCGCGCTGCCTGGACGCCGAGTTGGCCGCCGAAGCACGTGACCGCTGGATGACCGAGCGCGCGGCCGCGCTGATGTCCGCCGCCACCATCCCGCGCAAGTACGTCGATCAGCAGTTCGTCGCCACCACGCCCGAGCAGAAAGGCGTGCGCCACACCACGCGCCTGTTCCGCGACTTCATCCTGGGCGAGCCGGCTTGGGCCGCGCTGATCCTGTCCGGCACCACCGGCACCGGAAAGACGCTGCTGGCGTGCGACCTGGCGCAGTCCCTCATCAAGAACGCTGTGCGCTCGATCCGCTACATCACGGCGAACGGGATGATCAGCGAAATCCAGGCCAGCTACAGCCACGAAGGCAAGAGCCAGGAAGGCGAGATTCTGCGCTTCCTGCAATACGACGTGCTGATCCTGGACGAGATCGACGCCAAGCCCGACCGCGAGAACGCGAACTTGCTGCTGACCGAGGTGATCAACCGCCGCTACAACGAGCAGAAGCCGGTGATCGCGATCAGCAACCAGCCGCTGGCCGACCTGGCGAAGTTTGTCGGCGACCGCGTGCACAGCCGCCTGCACGAAAACGCCTTCGTCTGCGCCTTCACCTGGGCCGATGCACGCAAAACCGGTCAGCAGCCGACGGCCACCGTCCACCACATCGGAGAGCGCCGGCCATGACGCGCGAACACGACCCCTGCGCCATGTGCGCGCGATTTACCCGCCAAGGCCACGCGGAGCAGGCCGCCAAAGGCCTCGGCTACTGCACCGGCTACGAACGGTACGTACGCGCCGACGCGCCGCCGACGGTGCTGTTCAAGCCCGCGCCGGCCGGTCAGATCGCCGAGCGCCGTGCGTTCCTCGAGCAGCACCATCACCAACAAACCGACCAGCGCGTGAGCGCATAACGACACACGGAGAGAAAAATGTACAAAACGATAAGCGTCGAAGTGGAAGTGGATCTGGACGATTTCGACACCGACGATCTGGTCGCGGAGCTCGAGTCCCGCAATGTCACGGTCGGCGGCGGCATGTCCGAGGAGGCGGCGATCAGCGCTCTCAGCGAGCTGCACTACGCGCTGAAGTTTGGCCTGAATGAAAAGGCGCTCGAGCTGGCGCGTGGCTATGTCAACGACCAGCTCGGGACGGCACTGTGACCCAGGAAGCGAAGGACCGGGCGCCGCGTGCGCGGTATGTAGCGCAGCAGCAGGAACAACAACAAGAATTGGAGAAAGCGTGAAAGCAGCAGACCTCTTCGCCGGCCTCGGCGGATTCAGTGCCGGCGCCACCATGGCCGGAATCGAAGTCGTATTCGCCGCCAACCACTGGCGCGCCGCAGTCGAGATCCACTCGCAAAACCACCCTGGTGCCGCGCACCTTTGCCAAGACCTGCAGCAGGCGAACTGGCGCGATGTGCCGGCGCACGACCTGCTGCTGGCGTCACCGTGCTGCCAAGGGCATAGCCCAGCCCGTGGCAAGGCCAACGGCAATCCGCAGCATGACGCGAGCCGATCGACCGCCTGGGCCGTGATCTCGGCGGTCGAATACCACCGCCCGGCGTTCGCGGTGATCGAGAACGTGCCCGAGTTCACCCGCTGGGCGTTGTACCCGGCTTGGTGCGCGGCGATGGACGCGTTGGGCTACGCGCTCACGCCGACGTTGGTCGACGCGGCCGACCATGGTGTGCCGCAGCACCGCGAGCGCCTGTTCATCATCGCCGCCCGCGCCAAGCACTCGATCATGCTCGAACTGGAGAAGCGCGCGCACGTGCCGGCCAGCAGCATCATCGACTTCGGCGCTGGCAAATGGCAGCCCATCGAGAAGCCTGGCCGCGCTGCCGCGACGCTGCGGCGCGTGCAGGCTGGCCGGACCGCGCACGGCGACCGCTTCGTGATGCCGTACTACGGCGGCGGATCTGGCCTGACCGGCCGCTGCCTGAGCCGCCCACTCGGCACGATCACGACGAAGGACCGTTGGGGCGTAGTCGACGGCGAACGCACGCGCATGCTGACCGCCCAGGAGTGCCGCGCGGCGATGGGGTTCCCGGACGACTACATATTGCCGGCCAAGCACGCCGAAGCCGTCCACATGCTTGGTAACGCTGTGTGCCCGCCGGCCGCGCGCGACGTCATCACTGCGATGCTGGCGGCTGCATGACGCTCAACCGCACCCCCATCGCCCGCACTGGCACCCTCAAGCCCGCGCGCCAGAAGAAGTGCGCCGAGTGCCGGGAGAAGTTCACCCCGCGCAGCAGCATGCACACGGTGTGCTCGCCGGCCTGCGCCGGTCTGCACGCGGTGGCGACGCGCAAGAAGACCGAGGCCAAGGCCGACCGCGCCCAGCGCTTCCGCCTCAAGACGCGCAGCGAGCACATCGCCGACGTCCAGGTGGCGTTTAACGCGCTGGTGCGCTACCGCGACCGCAACCAGTTCTGCATCAGCTGCCCGGTGCACCTGCCGACGCTGGCCGACCAGCCGGGCGGTGGCTTCGACTGTGGCCACTACCGGAGCCGCGGCAGCGCGCCGCACCTGCGCTTCGACCTGCGCAACGCCCATGGCCAGTGCAAGAAGTGCAACCGCTACCGCGCCGGCAACGCCGCTGACTACCGCATCGGCCTGATCGCGCGCATCGGCGCCGCTGCCGTCGACGCGCTCGAATGCGACCAGGCCGGCGGCGGCTGGACGATCCCCCAGCTGCTCGAGATGAAGGCTGACTTCCGCGCGCAGCTCAAGAAAATGAAGGAGAAAGCGTGAAGCGCAACGTCACATTCCAGTCGAAGCGCGCCCAACTGCGCATCATACGCCTGCTCGAACTGCTCGCCGACGGCATGCTGCCGGCACGCACCCTGGCCGAGAAGCTGCACTGCGACCAGTCCGGGGTGACCGAATACCTGCGCTACTTGGGCGCAGAGCCGCGCCGCGTGCGGGTGGCCGGCTATGAGGTGGTGAACGGCACGAAGCGCCGGCTGTACGGCCTGGGGGCGGAGCCGGACGAGCCGATGACCGCGAAGACGAACCAGGAGCGCTATGCGGCGGTCCTGGCCGATCCGGTTCGCCTCCAGCGCACCCGCGAGCTATCGCGCGCCCGCCATCGGCAGCGCCGCGACGCCGTCCCGCTTGAGCACCGCAAGCGGAACCGCCTGCGCATGGACCAGTCTCTTGAGCCGCGCATCCTCTCGATCCTGGCCGAATGCCCCGGCTACACCGTCGACCAGCTGGCCGCCAAGATGAGCGCGGGCGAGCGCTCGACCCGGACGGCCGTCGAAAAGCTGCGCGCCGCCGGCACCATCCAGCGTTCGGCCAACGCCAAAGGGAAAAAGCATCGCTACGAGACACCCGGCAAACCGATGCCGGCGCCGCTCATCACGAAACCACAAGGCGCTTTCGCCGCACTTGGAATCTGACCATGGACATGACCATTCCCAAATTCGTCCCGCCCACCGTGAACGAGCGCGTCGAAGCGCACATCAAGAAGCGGCCGGGCATCCTGACCCGTGAGCTGGTGACCGAACTCGACATCACTCCCGGCTCGGCCACCATGGCTGTGCACCGGCTGCAGCAGCAAGGCAAGATCCACCGCATCAACCTGCTGAACGAGCGGCGCGCGAAGTGGGAGGCGGGTCCGGCGCCAGACTTCGATCCGGACAACCCGACGCCCGGCATCGGCCAGCCCAAGCAACGCACGGTGCAGACCTGGGAGGCCAAGCCGATCCCGCAGGATCCGCTGGTGTGGGCGCTGTTCGGGAGCCGCCCATGACGACGATCGAACGCCGTGAGCGCATCACCCTCGGCTGGCGGCCCGGCACGCCGGCGCGCCGCGTGGACGACTTCGCCGAAGTGCCGCACCTGGCCGTGGCCACCACCCCGCCAACACCACACGAGCCCGAGCGCCGCGAGATCGGCGCCCGCCTCGAGAACTGGGCCCGCTGGGCAACCGAGAGCGAACGTCAGATCGGCAGCAGCACCACCGCCAAGATGATCGACCGCGCCAAGCGTGAAGCCGGCATTGTCGAACAGCCCACTGGCGAGCGCCGGCAAGTGGACGAGCCTGACGCACTACGACTGGAGCTCGCCATGCGCCACCTGAGCACCCAGCACCGCATGCTGCTGTGGTGGTGCTACATCCGCCAGGCCCAGCCCAATGTCGTATGCCGCAAGATGAGCATCGAACACAAGCCTGCGACAGTGTTCGTGAACTTGTTCCGGCAGGCGCAGGCCGCGGTGGAGTCGTTGTTGTTGAAGTCTCCATAGAGCAGCCATGTGTTAGCATCAAAGCAACGCGAATCGGTCGCGTATAAAAATATGGAGAGCAAAATGCATGTCCCAATATCCGTGCAATTGGATCAGCAACGTAGAGCAGATCAGTATGCTCGCGACAATCCAGCTGAAGCCGTGTTCGAAGCGATCAAGCGCCAGATCAAACAGTTTATGGTCGAGCTTGAGGACGATGAGTCGCTTGCCATGCAATTGAATAACGACGGCGGCATGCGGATCAACGTGGAAAATGTCAGCTACGCCACTCCATCGCTCATCTGTTTCGATGGCGAGACCAGCGACGGAGATTTCGCGCGTGTGTTCCAAAGCGTTTCGCAGCTCAACTTCACGCTTGTTGCCGTGAAGCTGCAGGGTGGCGAGAAGAAGCCGCCAATCGGCTTCATTCATCCAGACGAAGATTAATCTTCTTGACAGCTGGAAATCTCAGCAGTACATTCCAAGCTACAACTTAATTCCGTCTAGAAATTCGACGAGCGATTCCACCAGGATGACGCTCGTCCCTACAAGACGATGATCGAAGCCCGCCACTGAGCGGGCTTTTTCGTTTCCGGGTGGTGCGCCGACGACGGCAACCCACTGGAGAGCGAATGGACAACCAACACAAGAAGATCACCGGCTACCGCGACCTGTCGCAGGAAGAGATCGACCTCATGAACGAGGGGAAGGCCCTGGCCGAGCAGTGCGGCGCGTACATCGAAAAGCTGCGTGCCCGCGACAAGGCGATCGCTCAAACGCCGCCGACCAGTGGTGATGCGCCGCGCTCCCTCGATCAGCGCTGGATCAGCATCGGTGCAACCGATCTGCAGCGCGGCTTCATGGCTGTGATCCGCGGCATCGCGCAGCCAACCACGTTCTAACCCGAGCACCACCGAAGCGCAGCGCGTCGGCACCGCTGCACAGCAGTTGCCACGGGACCCAACCCTGCCTCATGGGAGCTTCGCGCCTCACCCTCGTAAGGGGTGACCACACGCAATTCGATCCAGACGCCGTTCTCGGTCGCCTTCCGTGTGGTGGACGCCCGCCCACCCCTTCGTCCGCCGTGTGCGGCACATCGCGGGGCTGTCCACCCTCCTTGTCTCCTGGCCCTCGTCGAACGGGGCCTTCGCCCAGCCACGTGCTGGGCTTTTTTATTCCGCGACCATGAGCGATACCAAACCAGCCAAGACCCCGCGCAAGAAAGCGGAGAAGGCTGAGGCCGGGTCGCCACCACCAGCACCGCCCGCGAAGCCGGGGCGCCCGAGCACGTTCACGCAGGAAGTGGCGGACGAGATTTGCGAGCGCCTGTCGCAAGGTGAACCACTGCGCCAAATCTGCCGCGATGAACGGATGCCAGCTTGGCAAACCGTCTACGGATGGAAGGCGGCGCACGAAGAGTTTTCCAAACGCATCGCGCACGCACGCGAGGCCGGGTTCGACGCCATCGCCGAGGAATGCCTGGAGATCGCCGACGAGACGGCTTTCGACACGGTGATCGGCGAGAACGGCGACCGCGCCAACACCGAATGGATCAGCCGCAGCAAGCTCCGCGTCGAGACGCGCCTGAAGCTGCTGGCGAAGTGGGACCCGAAGCGCTACGGCGACAAGGTGACCCAAGAACACACCAACCCCGACGGCTCCGGCCTGTTCACCGGCATCAAGGTCGAGTTCGTGAAACCCAATGGAAACAGCTAAGTTCCCCGAAAAACTCGCATTCCTGTTCGAGCCGGCGCCCTACAAGGTGGCCCACGGTGGCCGCGGCTCTGGTAAGAGCTGGGGCTTCGCTCGAGCAATGCTCATTTTGGGCGCCCAGCGTCCTCTGCGCATCCTGTGCGCGCGCGAAGTGCAAAAGTCGATCGAGGACTCAGTGCACACGCTGCTGAAGGACCAGATCATGGAAATGGGCCTGGGCGACTTCTACGAGGTGCTGCAGTACGAGATTCGCGGCAAGAACGGCACAACGTTCGCCTATTCCGGCTTGGCTCAGCACACGGTCACCACGATCAAGTCGTTCGAGGGCGTCGACATCTGCTGGGTTGAAGAGGCCCAGGCCGTCAGCAAGAAGTCGTGGGACGTGCTGCGCCCCACCATCCGCAAGCCCGGCTCCGAGATCTGGATCACGTTCAACCCCGAGTTGGAAACGGACGTGACCTACCAGATGTTCGTGGCCAGCCCGCCGACTGGTGCGGTTGTCGTGCAGATGAACTTCAACGACAACCCCTGGTTCACCGACAAGCTGGAGCAGGAGCGGCTGGACTGCCTGGTAAAGCAGCCGAAGGACTACGACAACATCTGGGGTGGGCTGTGTAAGCCTGCGGTGGCCGGCGCGATCTACTACGACGAGATGACGAAGGTCGAGGCCGACAAGCGCATCTGCAACGTCCCATATGACCCGATGCTCAAGGTCCACGTCGTGTTCGACCTCGGCTGGAACGACGCCATGGCGATCAGCCTGGTCCAGCGGCAGTCGTCCGAGCTGCGGGTGATTGAATACATCGAGGACAACCGGCGCACGCTCGACAGCTACTCGGCCGATCTGAAGCTCAAGGCGTACAACTGGGGCAACGTCTACCTGCCCCACGATGGCGAGCACAAGAACATCCAGACCGGCAAGAGCGCCAAGGAAATAATGGAAGCGCTGGGCTGGTCGGTGCGCATCACACCCAACATGAGCGTCGAAGACGGTATCCGCGTCACGCGTATGGCCTTCGGGCGGATGTACTTTGACAAGGACCGCACCGCGCGTCTGGTGCAGTGCGCCAAGCGCTACCGCCGGTCGATCAACAAGCAGACCAACGAGCCGGGCGCCCCGCTTCACGATGAGTGGAGCCACGGCGCCGACAACCTCCGCTATGTCGCAATCAACGCCGACGACATGCGCAACGAGGACTGGGGCGGCTCACTCAACTACAGATCACTCGGAGGCGCCTGAGCATGGCGAGCCTGTTTCATCGAGCAGTAACGAAATGGAAAAGGCATGGCCTTTTCACCATCAACGAGGGCGGACGGTATTTCACGTTCGCCCTTTGCATTCCGGGTAAGTGGATTCGCGTCTACCTGCTCGGCCGCGTGTACTTGTGGAAGGCGCCAGCATGGCAAAAATGACAGACGACGAGCTGCGCGCGCTCACCGACGCAGAGATGCAGGACGCCAGCGCCGAAGCGGGCTATGGTGGCCTGCTCGCTGCAGCGCGCGCCAAGTCCGAATACTACTTCCAGGGCCTGGCCAAGGGTGACCTGGCGCCGCCGGAGATCGAGGGCCGCTCGTCGGTAGTCGATACCACCGTGGCGAACACCGTCCTGGGCATGCACGGCCCGCTGATGAAGATCTTCTGCGGCACCGATCACGTGGTCGAGTTCGCAGAGACGCATCCCGACGACGAGCAGAAGGCCAAGCAGGCGACGGAATACCTGAACTACCTGCTGCGCAAGAAGAACCCGGGCTACATGATCATCTACACCTGGATCATGGATGCGCTCAAGTCGAAGGTCGGCTTCATCAAAGTGTGGTGGGACGACGCGCCGGTCGAGACGACCGAGGAATACCGCGGCCAGACGGACGTGCAACTGGCGATCCTGCTGGACGACGGCGAGATCGAAGTCACCGGCCAGCGTGCCTACGTCGACGAGGATGCCGCCAAGCAGCGCGCACAGATGCTCGAGCAGGCTGCCCAGCAACTGCAGCAGATGGCCGCCGGCGACCCGCAGCAGTTCGCGCAGGCACAGCAGCAGTTCGCGGCCATGCAGCAGCAGCCCGAGCTGATGCTCTACGACATCACCGTCAAGCGCACTCGCAAGGGTGGCCGCCTATGCATCGAGAATATCCCGCCCGACGAGATGTTCGTCTCCCGCAGCTGCAAGGACATCGACGACGAAACCTTCAAGGGCCATCGGGTGCGTCGCACCGTCGGCTACCTGCGTGATCGCGGCTATGACGTCGACGACATCAGCTTCGAAGATCCGAGCCAGACCGCTGAATCGGCCGAGCGCGATCGCTACGGCCTGCAGGCGATGCTGACGGCACCCGGCGAGGCGCAGGACCCTGATGCCCGCCAGGTGTGGCTGGAAGAATGCTATGTGCACGGCAACCTCGATGGCGACGGCCCTGCCCTGTTCAAGGTGATGCGCGCCGGCGGCCAGATCCTGGACCGCGAGAAGGTGGACGCGAACCCGTTCGTCGATCTGGCGTCGATCCCGCTGCCCCACCAGTTCTTCGGTTGGTCGCCGGCTGACCTGGCTATGCCGCACCAGAAGATCAAGACGAGCCTGAAACGCTCGGTGCTGGACAACCTGTATCTGCAGGTGAACGGGCGCTATTGGGCCGTGCCTGACCAGGTCAACATCGACGACCTGCTCAACAGCCGACCGGGCGGTGTCGTGCGAGTGAAGAACCCGCAGGGCGTTGGCCGCCTCGACCAGGGCGTCGGCGACATCGGCAGCGCAATGACCATGATGGAAGCCGCCGAGCGCGACGCCGAGGAAGCCACTGGCTACACCCGGCAGAGCCAGGGCGGCGGCATGCAGGTCGCGCAGACCGCCACGCAGTCGAACATCGTCACCAACCGAGCAGATGAGCGCCTGGAGCTGGTGGCGCGCACGATGGCTGAAACCGGCTTCGCGCGCCTGTTCAAGAAGATGCTACGGCTGGTGTCGCAGTACCAGAACAAGGCCGAGCAGGTGAAGCTCTCCGGTGGCTGGGTTGATGTCGATCCGCGCGAGTGGACGAACCAGTTCGACATGGCGCCGGGCGTGGGCCTCGGCACCGGCAACAAGGACCAGCTGGTGCAGCACCTGATGGCCTTGAAGCAGTCGCAGGTCACCGCGCTGCAGATCGGCTACGCCACGCCGGCCAACCTGTTCGCCGCCGACAAGAAGCTGACCGAGGCCCTGGGCTTCCGCGACGCCGACCGCTTCTTCACCGATCCGACGCAGATGCCGCAGAAGCAGGAGCAGCAGGATCCGGCGATGGTGAAAGCGCAGCTCGACGCGCAGGCCCGCAAGGACCAGCTGCAGTTCGAGCGTGAAAAGGCGCAGATGCTGGCCCAGGTCGACCTGCAGGCGGCCGAGATGAAGGCGCGCGCGCAGATGGAAGTCGACCGCAACCGCCAGGAGCTGGAAGCCCAGCAGCAGACGGTGCGCATCCAACTGGAAGCCGAGCAAGCAGAGCGCGACGCGCAGCGCCGCCATGATGAGCAGATGGCGAAGATCGAGTTCGAGCGCGAGAAGTTGGCGTTCGAACAGTGGAAGGTCAACCTCCAGCACGACGCCGACATCGTGAAGGCGCAGATCGCAGCGCAGCAGCAGAGCGCGTCGCTGGAAGCAGCGGAAACCCAATCGAACCAGGACATGGCAGCCAATGGAAACGCTTGAAAAACGCATCATGCAGGGCGAGCAGGCGTGTCAGGTGCTGGACAACCCCGCCTTCGCCAAGGCCTTCGCCGACATTGAACAGGAGCATGTCGAAGCATGGAAAAAATCACCAGCCCGCGATCCCGCCGGGCGCGAAACGCTGTGGATGACGGTCAAGCTGCTGCACAAGCTGCGCTCGACGCTGGAAGCGGCAATGACGGACGGGAAGCTGGCAAACGTGGAGCGCGAGCACCAGGCGAACCAGCTGGTGCGGGAGCGGGCGGAGGGCGTGCACCTGCGCTGACCCCCGCCCGACCAGTGGACTGGCTCACCGTGATGGAAGCCGCCCGCAAGGATGGTCGCCTGGTTACCCGTATGTGGTACCCCGAGCCGCGCGGCGACCTGTTCGACCTCGGCAACGGCATCAATGCGGCCGTGCTGATCGGCCCTCCCGCCTACCAAGTCTCCAGCGGCGAAACCGTCGCGATCGAAGGATAACGAATGCACCCGAAATACTGGAAAACGCCCCGCCTGATGGATCAGGCAACTGATGGCACCACCGGCGGCGCCGCTGGCGGCAGCGGCCCGCTCGACACGTCCAGCGCTGCCAGCGCGTTCGAATCGCACCTGGGCGACGAGCCCGAAGCGGCGACGACCGCAGCCGCGACGACCAACGAAGCCACTGCCGAGCACGAAACCGACGAGCAGGCCGCCGAGCGCCTGGCGCGCGAAGAAGCCGGCGCCGCCGAGCCGACGGCCGGTGACGCGCCGCAGTCATTCACCATCAAGGTCGACGGCAAGGACGTCACGCTGACCGCTGACCAGATGGCCGAGCACGTCAAGGCCGGCATGCGTCAGCAGGACTACACCGCCAAGACGATGGCCCTGGCCGAGCAGCGTAAAGCCGCAGACGCCGAGGCAACGCAGGCGCGCGCCCAACGCGACGAATACGCCACGAAGCTGGAGCAGTTCTCCGGCCAGGCCAACTACGAGCTGAACGCCCTGCGCGCCCAGCTCACCGCCGAACTGCTGGAATCTGACCCTGTTACCTACCTGTCGACGCAGCGCACCGTTGAGCAACGGCAAGCGCAACTCGCTCAGGCGCAACAGGAACTCCAGCAGATCAACGGTCAACGCCAACAGGAACACGCCCGGGCGCAGGCCGCCTACTACCAGGATCAGCAGCAGAAACTGCTCGCCAAGATCCCGGAGTGGAGCGACCCCGCCAAGGTCGAAGCTGATGTGGTCGCGATCAAGAAGTACCTCGGCACGCAGGACTTTGCTCCGGAAGAACAGGTTCTGCCTGATCACCGGCTGGTCGTCCTGGCGCGCAAGGCCATGCAGTTCGACGCCCTGATGGAGCGCGCACGCAGCACGACCAAGAAGGTCGCTGCCGCGCCGCCGAAGGTCGAGCGCCCAGGCAATGCCGATTCGGCGCGCCCAGGCGATGGCCGCACCACCGCAATGAAGCACCTGCAGAAGACCGGCTCGATCGACGCCGCGGCTGCAGCATTTAACGCATTCCTCAACTAATTTCGGAGGGCCAAATGGCCGCACCAACCAATACCTACCAGAGCACCGCTGCTGTCGGCAACCGCGAAGACCTGACCGACGTCATCTCGCGCATTTCGCCATCGGAAACCCCGTTCCTGTCGATGATCGGCACCGGCAAGGCGACCAACACCCTGCACGAGTTCCAGACCCAATCGCTGCAGGCTCCTGGCGACAACGCCCAGGCTGAAGGCGACGACGCGACCAACAACGTCGTGACCCCGACCGTGCGCCTGCAGAACCGCACCCAGATCTCGTCGAAGACCGTCCAGGTATCGGGCACCCAGGAGCAGACCGACAGCGCTGGCCGTAAGTCGGAAATGGCCTACCAGATGGCCCTGAAATCGGCCGAGCTGAAGACCGATATCGAATTCGGCCTGACCCAGAACGGCGTGTCGGCTGCTGGCCCACGCAAATCGCGCGGCCTGATCGGCTGGGTCGACTCGGCCAACGCCAACGGCGGTACCGGCTACGTGGCGCCGAACTACGTGACCAACGTCGCGCAGACCGACGGCACCACCCGCCCGTTCACCGAAACCCTGCTGAAAGACGTGCTGCAGAAGTGCTACACCTCGGGCGGCAACCCGAACGTCATCATGCTGGGCCCGATCCAGAAGCAGGCGTTCTCGACCTTCACCGGCAACTCGACCCGCCGCGTGGACGCTGAAGACGAGAAAATCTACGCTTCGATCGACGTCTACGTGTCGGACTTTGGTACGCTGAAAGTCGTCCCGAACCGCATCCAGCGCGCACGTGACGTGCACATCCTGGAAAGCGGCAAGTGGAAGATGGCGTGGTTCCGCCCGTACTTCACCCAGGACCTGGCCAAGACCGGCGACTCGATCCGCAAGCAGATCATCTGCGAGTACACGCTGGAAGCGGTCAACCCGAAGGCGAACGGCATTGTCGCCGACGTGCAGTAATCCACCCTGTCGCAAGAGAGACGGCCCTACGGGGCCGTTTTTCGTTTCTGCTGGAGCATCCATGACCCTGAAAACCTTCATGCCGTCGGGCGCCGATACGGTGTCGCTGGCAGTGACCACCGCTTCGACGCGGGTAGCACTGGACGTCAATTCGCGCGTCGTACGCGTCGTCAACGACGGCACGGCGACAGCCTTCATCCAATTCGGCGATTCCAACGTCACGGCCAACACCGCAAAGATGCCGATCAAGGCCGGTGCCACCGAGACATTCACCACTGGCACCGCGAGTCACGTCGCTGCGGTCACCGCGAGCGGCACCACCAACATGTATTTCACGAACGGCGAAGGCTTGTAGCCATCCCATCCAAGGCTGCTTATGATCAAATTCGACCGCGCCGCCGGCAACCAGTCGCTCAGCACGCCTGACAACGCGACAACCACCCTCGGCAATAAATGGGCGCTGGCTGAGATTGTCCGTTTCGACGGCGTTGTTACCGGTGACGTGACCCAGTACCACGCATCTACCGGCGGCTTCGGCGACGCTGGCTCGCTCAACCTGGTCCACTATGCCGCCGGCGTCTCGGGAACCAGCCTTCGCAGCCGCATGGCCGTGTACGCCAACACCATGGCGAACGCGAACACGCCAGCGCTGCTGAGTACGACGCAGTTCACCGGCGGCGTGCATCTGATCGTGACCCAGCGCGACGGCGCCACCGCAACGATGCGGTCTTGCCCAGCCCTGAGCAGCACGCCGATCGACGGTAGCGCCGTCGTACAAGAATCGACCACCACGAACTCGCAGATCATCCAGACCCTGGACGGCAACGGGTTCAAGTTTGCCTCGCGGATGAACGACACGGCAGACCGGAAGTGCGATCAGTCCATGTCGCGCTTTTTCCTGCTGAACGACACCCTGACCGACTTCGAAATCGCGCGCTTGGCTGCCGGTGAAGAAATCACGGCCCTGGGCAAGAACATCGTCTTCTACGTCCGTGCCAGCGATGTGACGGACATCTTGGACCGCGGTCCGAATGCGCTCCCGTTCTCACTGGCTGGCACGCCAGCGCCCACCACCAGCGCTGAGCCAAGTTTTGCGCCGGCCGGCGGCACTGGTCAGCCGACGAACGCTATCACCGTCAGCAGCGCGCAATCGCTGATCGTGGGACCGTCGACCGGCAATAGCGCCATGGTGACCTTCGCCGGCGCCCTGGGCGGCGCGCAAGCCGATGCAATTGACGTTCGCATGATCGCGCCGGATGGCAGCACGGGCAACTGGGTCGCGCTTCAGTCGCCGACGATCGGGGCGTCGTCCTATAGCGGCGCGCGGGCAGCTCCAGACGGCGGTCCATACACGTTCCAGGCGCGCTCCCGGAGCGGCACCACTGTACTGGCGGAGAGCCAGCAGTCGACGGCTAAGGTCCTCGTCGGCGGCGTGTGGGGCAACTGTGGTTCGTCCAGCTCCGACTACCTGTTCACCGACAAGAGCGGCACCGGCTTCACGGTCGCGCCGAACACGGCCGTCATCAGCGGCGCCACGCCAACCGCGTCAGCGATGAGCACCACAGGCGCCGCAACGCGCATGGCGAGCGAACTGGCTGCGAAGGCCGGCAAGCCGATTATCTGGCTGAACTATGGCGTCGCCGGCACCACGCTACGCACGTGGCTCGATCCGAATAGCACCCACCGCAAGAATCTGGCCGCGGCCATTGCTGCGATGAAGGGGCAATTGGACGGCCTCTACATTACCGTGGGCCCGAACGACGCCGCGAACGGCTGGATCACGTCGACTGCCGCGCACCTGGCGGACATGCAGAAGCTGATCGACGATCTGCGCGCGCTGACCACTCGGCCGACGGACCTGCCTGTTGTGTGGGTTGGCGGCCCTCCTCGCCCAGGCCTGCAGCTGGTACAAGCCGAGCGGATGCGCCAGGCGGAAAGCCAGATCGGCAACTATCCCGGCGTCGTCTACGTCCAGGCGCTGCAGTTCGCCACCGCGAGCGACAACGTCCATCTGGCACCGTCTCTCGACGGCTATGCCGCGTGCGGCTCGATGGCGATGTATCAGGCTGGTCGCTTCGTCTACGGCGGCGAAGACCCGAAGAAGGTGCGCGGCCCGTCCATCGCCAGCATCACCTACACCGGCACGAAGGTGCGGGCAGCGGTGACCACGCGCGACGGCACCGACTTCACGCCGGCGGCGCCGGGCGGATTCACTGTCCAGAACAAGCAGCCGGACGGCTCCCACGTGACGCTGTCGGGGATCGCGGCCCAGCGCGTCAACGCCAACCTGATCGAGATCGAATGCGGCGTCACGCTCGTTGATCCGATCGTCAAGTATCTGGCAGAGCAGGCGCCGAGCATGACCAACGCTGTGTACAGCAACGGCGTGCTGCCGCTGCCGATGACGGTCGAAGCCGAGATGGTGGCGACGCAGGCTGCCGCCGCAACAGACACCACGGCGCCGGTGATGAGCGGCGCTATCAACCTCACCAACGTCACGGCGAGCGGCGCGACGCTTTCCTTCCAGGCAGCGACCGACGACGTCGGGGTGACGGGCTACGAGTACAGCATCGGTGGTGTGGATTATTTCAACATCGGACCGGACCGGATGGTCGTGCTTAACGGACTCCCGGCGGGGACCACCCAAACGATCTTCATCCGCGCTTACGACGGCGCAGGGAATCGCTCAGAGCCACTTTCGCGTTCAGTGACAACGGCCGAATACGTGAGCGGGCCGCCAGCTGTAGGCCAATCGCGGCGCAGCTCGGCGAGTCGCCATCGCTACAACTGAAGGAACCAAATGAACCTCGAAACCCGCATTTTCACGCAGGACGACCGGCTCGTCGTTGGCCGCTCGCAGGACTGCACGCCGATCCTGGAGGACGCCAAGCGCCGGCACTTGGCTGGCGAACACGGCACTGCCGACGTCAAGCACGCCGCCCGCATCCCGAACGTGATCGTCGAGAAGTATTGCAACGATCACGGCATCACGTTCCATGAATTCATGGGCAACGAGGTGCACATCAAGCGCCTGGTCGAGCACCCGGACAACAGCATGTTCCGCATCTGGAAGGGCAAGCTGTAATGGCCGCGCGCGACTACACCTGGCTGCAGGCCAGCGTGATCGACTTCTCGCACCGCAAGGACCTGGCGAAGCGCATTCCAGACCTGGTGATGCTGGCCGAGGAGCGCCTGAGCGCAGACCTCGAAGCGCGCGGCATCGACGCGGCGATCTCTTTGCCGACCGTGGCCGGCGCCGCAACGGTGGCGCTGCCGCCGGGCGTGATCACGATTCGCTCGATCGGCGTGCCGAACGGGCTGCCGCTGGACTATCTGGCGGCCGACGCTTTCAGTGCGCGCTACAGCGTGGGCGAGCGGTCGGCGCCACGCAACTACACCATGGTCGGCGACCTGCTTTACCTGGGTCCGGTGCCGGACGCGGTGTACGAGCTGCGCCTGATCGCGCGCATGTCGCTGCCGCCGCTGGCCGACGCTGCCGACGGCCTGAACTGGCTGATGGCGCGAAACCCGGCGCTCTACCTGGCCGCGACGATGGTCGAAGCGATGCTCTACCTCGAAAAGACCGAAGGCATTTCGAAATGGAGCGAGAAGTACCAGATCGCGCTGAGCACTGCGAACGCCACCAAGGCCACCGCCGGCGACCTTGTCGTGCGGACTGATTCGCGCAACCCGTAGGAGCGCCGATGAAACCCGACTACCAATCCATGCAGGTGGGCGACCGACTCCCGATGCCGATTCTCGGCACCTGGGAAGGTGCCAACCAGCAGCTGTACTACGAAATCCAGGACTACTGCCGAACGGCCGACCCCGCGCCTCAATTCGAGGTGGAGACGGTGCGCACGCCGAAAGTGGAGTTCTGGCTGAAACGCACTCGATAAGGAGCAAACATGGGCCTGGAAACCGGCACCTATATCAACGACTTGAACGCCGACAACCCGGCGCCAGGCGATCCGAAGTCGCAAGGCGACGATCACCTGCGCCTGATCAAGAAGATCCTGAAGGTCACCTTCCCAGCGTTCAAAGGCCCGATGCCGATCGCGCACGACCAGATCGCCAGCAAGGACTACGTGAACCAGACCGCGTTCTCGTCGGCCCTGCCGGGTCAACCGGGCGGCTCGGCTCGCTATGACCTCACATCCGCGAACGGGTCGGCCACCTGGCAGATCAGCAGCGTCCTGAACAACCCGAGCAAGCTGGCCGACGCAATGGCTGTTGCCCTCTACTTCTAAGGAATCATCGCCATGGCGAAAACCAACGTTGCGCCGTTCGCGCAAACCCTTCAAACCGCTGTTGTTGCGACCGGCACCGCTGTTGTTGGCCTCGCTACCGATGCGCCGACCGGCATCACCCAACTGCTGCAAGCCGGCCCTGAGGGCGCAATTCTGACGCGCCTCTCCGGCATTCCGCGCGGTCAGGTCAGCGGCACCGGCCTGCTGCTGTTCATCGCGAAAAGCATGGACAACTACGCGACCATCCGCCTGATTGACTCGGAGACGATGCCTGCATACATTGAGTCGGTGAGCACCGGATACCCGGAGACCCAGTTCCTGTTGTACTCGGAGCAGTTTCCCCTGCGCCTGGCCGCTGGAGATCGCCTCTTTGTCGGCCTAAAGGCGGCGACGGCGGTGCCGGTCACTTTCAAAGCCGAATACTCGGACTTCTGATCATGCCATATCCATACGGACCACGCGGCGCGCCGAGTGTCGGGAATGCTTTGCCCGGCCTGCCGCGGCGAGACATCGTGACCATCGGTGCCGACCCTGCAGCATTCCCGGCGGCCTTCATGACCGTTCGCATCGATCAAAACATCCGTATTCCGGCCTGGGCGACGTATGCGCGAGTGAGCGCCACCGGCAAGGGCGGCGTTGGCTTTCGCACCGGGAACCGCCCCCCTGGCGGGGGCGGTGGAGGCTTTTCGGGAACGCTCGTAGAACGCGCGCCGCCTGGCGCAGTTATCAGTGTTCGATTTGACGATCTCGCAGTGATAGTCGATGCGCTCGGTTATCGCCTGAGTGCCGGAACCGGCTCAAACGGCACGTCTACGGCCGGCGGAATCGGAGGCATTGGTCAAGGCGGTGCGGTTAATTTCAATGGCGGGAACGGCTCGACTATCACATCTGATGTCCTTGGCGGAGCTGGTGGAGGCGCCGCGTCACGCGGTGGCAATGGAGGGAACGCTAGCAGTAATGGCACCCCTGGCTCTGGCGGCCCCGGTTTCGAACATCTGACTGGCGGAACCCCGGGAGGGTTCGGAAGCAGTTCCGCACAAGCACCTCAGATGCCCGCAGCAGCGCCCTTCTCAAATCAAATTGGCGGTGCCGCGATTCGAGTCGGGATGAATAGCGTCCCATCGAATGACCTAAGTGCACCAGATGGCGGTGCAGGCAGTGGTGGCGCACAGGGCTCAAATCCGGGCGCCAACCCGTCTGGTGCCGGCTTCGTCCTCATCGAATTCTGGTAAATCCGAAAGGCAAATATGTACGACCATCTCTTCATGATCATCTTGGCGACTGGCGAAATCCGCCGCGAGCCGCCACCGCTCGGACTCTGGGGCCTGCCGCCCGATGTCTTGCTCGATCTGTCCACCTGGCTGGGCTACGAGCACCTTGCGTTCTATCCGGGCGAAGTCGCCTACCCGCCGCTGCAGCGCTACCAGAGCTACGGCGCCGAGACCTGGGTGCTAGACAGCGATCGTAAGGTCGTGAAAATCGAGCGCGAGGTGATCGACTGGACGCCCGCCGAAATCCTGGAATGGAAGCGCACTACCACGCGCCACATCACCCACCTGGCGCTGCGCAAGCGTTTCACCTATGCCGAGCGCCTGGAGTTCGAGATGGCAGCGCTGGACAACCCGGCGGGCACGCAGGCCGAGCGCCAGGCGGCGGCCGGTGTGCGCGTGCTGGAGAAGGACATGGCCGCCGCGCGCCACGCCGACCTGAATCTGCCTGAACTGCAGGACGGCCTGCGCACGCTGGAAGCCATCGGCGTGCTCACCGTCGGCCGTGCCGACCAGATCATCTGGGGCGACATCGAAGACTACGAGGTGGCCTGATGCCAGTGGTCCCGATCCCCAACGCCGGGGCGGTGGGCGTCATCCGGGACCTGGCGCAGCATGATCTGCCGCTGACGGCCTGGACGGACGCGCGTAATATCCGGTTCCTCGACGGCTCCTGCCGCCAGTTCTTCGGCCACGGCCCGGCGTATGGCGCGCCGGCGGTGACTCCCTATCATCTGACGCAGCTGAACATCGGCGGCATGGGCTACTGGCTGTACGCCGGCGCTGAGAAAATCTACGCTGCTACGGTGGCCGGCGGCGTCGCCACGCACACGAACTTGACGCGCCAAACCAACGGCGCCGACGTCAACTACACCGGCAAGCAGAACGCCTGGACCAGCACGCTGCTGTCGGGCATCCCGATCCTGAACGCCGGGAACGAAGTCGACCCGCCGCAGCAGTGGAACCTGAGCACCGCCAGCCGCTTCAAGGTGCTCGACAACTGGCCGGCGAACACGTTCTGCAAGTCGATGCGCGCGTACCGAAACTTCCTGATCGCGCTGAACGTGACCAAGGCCGGTACCAACTACCCATTCATGGTGAAGTGGTCGGCGCCCGCGGATCCGGGCGGCGTTCCGGTGACCTGGAACCCGGCCGACGCCACCCAGGACGCGGGCGAATACGATCTGGCCGAAGGCGGCGACCGCATCGTCGACGGCCTGCAGCTGCGCGACAGCTTCATGATCTACAAGGAGCAATCCGTGTGGCGCATGGACTTCATCGGCGGCCAATTCGTGTTCAGCTTCCGCAAGGTGCTGGGCCTGTCCGGCGCCATGAACCGCAACTGCATCGTGGAGCTGGACGGCGTGCACGCGGTGCTGACCGGCTCAGACTTCGTGGTGCACGACGGCCAGTCCGCGGTGCCGGTGCTCGACAAGGTGGCGCGCCGGGCGCTGTTCCAGGACATGGACACGGCCTACAACGACCGCGCGTTCGTGTTCAAGAACCCGTTCCTGAACGAGGTGTTCGTCTGCTACGTGGCGATCGGCGGCACGGTGCCGAACCGGGCGCTGGTCTGGAACTACAAGGACCGGACCGTCAGCTACCGCGATATCCCGAACCTGAACCACGCGAGCTACGGCGTGGTCGACAGCACGCTGAGCGACAGCTGGGCGTCGGACAACGATAGCTGGGACAGCGACCTGACCGCCTGGAACGGCCCGGGCTTCACGCCCAACCTGGCGCGCGTGCTCATGGCCTCGGACGACAGCCAATTGCTGCTGCTCGACGCCTCGGCATCGTTCAACGGCCTGTTGCCCGATGCGTTCCTGGAGCGGCGCGGCCTGGCCTTCGGCGACGACGAGGTCACGAAGCTGGTCACCGCGATCCGACCGCGCATCAGCGGGAACGTGGGCGAAACCGTGGTGGTGCGCATCGGCGGCCACATGACTGACCCGACAGCGGATCCGGAATACGACGCCGAAGTCGAGTTCGTCATCGGCGAAGACGTCACGGTCGACTGCATGGTCGAGTACCGCTACATCGCGATCCGGTTCGAGACCGGCACCGCAGCGCAGTGGCGGCTCGACTCCTACGACATCGAAGTGCAACCCGGGAGCAGATGGTGAAGCAGAACCGCGGTGCAATCCTGGGCTACAAGCCCGAGCCGCCGCCGACCGACCTGCCGGCGTCGGCGCAGCGCTACCTGGACAACGAACTGAACCGCATCGCTGGCGTGCTGCAAGGCGTGCTGTCCGTGCTCAGCTCGAGCGCGACCCTGGCGCTGGCGCCGACGCACGAGGAGCCAACCGCACCGATGGCGCCAATGATCGTCTACGTCGACGGCACCGCCTGGGACCCTGGCAGCGGCCAGGGGTACTACTACTGGAACGGCATGGTATGGACGCCGCTGGGCTGACCGTCGAGCAGCAGGCGCTGCGCCTGGCGTTCGAGGCTACAGCGCCGCGTCTGGGCGGGATGAGCTTCGACGCCTTCGCAGCTGGACTGCGCGACTTCGAAGTCCATCCGGTGCTGGTGCGCGGACGGCTGTGCGGCGCCGTGCTGGTGCGCGGACCGGAAATCCATGCGTGTGTGCTGCCGGCGGCGCGCGGACGCTGGTTCGGCCGCGAGCAGGCCTCACTGCTGAACCGGGTGATCGAGGAGCATGGCGAGGCCACCACCTCTGCCACCACAGAAGAAGGCCGGCTGTTCGTCGAACGGCTCGGCTTCGTGAATGACAACGGCATCTATAGGAGCCACAAAAAATGGGCATTGAGTCAATCCTCAAGGTAGCGGCGCCAGTAGTCGGCGGCCTGCTGGGCAGCAAGGGTAGCAAGCAGTCCGGCAGCTCGACGACGACCACGCAGCAGCAACTGGACCCGCGAATCTCGAACATGCTGTTCGGCACCAACGGGCAGCAGGGCCTGCTGGGTCAGTACCAGGACCTGCTGAAGACGCCGCAATCCGGCGCTGCACAGAACCTCGGCACGGCGTACGCTGGCTACGTCGGCAACGCCGGCGCCGACTTGGACGCGGTGCGCAACACAGCCTACAAGTCGATGGGCACCACGCCTGCACCAATGGCCACCACTGCTAACATCAGCGGCCCTGCCTGGGCGACCGGCAATATGGTGCAGGCGCCGTCGCAGAACAACATCGACCTGACCGGTTCTTACCAGAACCTGCTAAGCGGCGGCGACACGTCGAAGCTGATGAGTTCGCTCCAGGCCGGCAACGCACTGACGAACGAGCAGCTGCGGCAGAACCAGGCCAGCCTGACGGATAATTTCCAGAAGACCGTCTTGCCGTCAATCCGCGGCGGCGCCATCGCGGCCGGTCAGTACGGTGGCTCGCGCCAAGGCATCGCTGAGGGCAACGCGATTAGCGACCTGACGAAGCAGCTGAGCAACACGAACACCCAAGTCGGCTTGGCCAACAGCGCGAACACCGCCAGCGCCCTGGCCGGCGCCTACGAGAGCGGGCAAAACCGCGCGCTGTCGGCGACGCAGGGCCTGGGCGCCCAGCAGTACAACGTGGCGCAGCAGGACGCGGCGACGAAGAACGCGGCCGAGTTCATGAACGTCGGCACGCACAACAACGTGCTGGACCGGAACGCCTCGATGCAGCAGCAGACCAACTTGGCCAACCTGCAGTCGCAGCTGACCACCAATGCACAGAACAACGGCCAGAACCTCGCTGGCGCCGGCCTGCTGTCGGGGCTGCTGGGCAATGTCGGCCAGCAGGTGAACGCGAACGACAACTACAGCCTAAACCGCGCGCAGGGCGTGAATTCTCTGCTGGCGCCGTACCTGAGCGTGAACCAGTCGAGCACCAGCAGCACCCCGCAGTATCAAAATACGCTCGGCAACCTGCTGGGCGGCGCGCAGCAGGGCATCGGTCTGTTCAACAGCCTCAAGGGCCTGTTTTAAGGAAAGCACATGGGAATCCTCGACTCACTCTTCAATCTGTCGCCCGAGCAGAACCGCAGCCTGCTGGCGTCGGCCGCGCAAATCCTCCAGGCGTCCGGTCCGTCGCGGGCGCCTGTCGGCCTGGGGGCGATCCTGGGCGAAGGCACCAACGCCTTCTATGCCTCGATGGACCAGCAGCGGGACCGCGCGCAGCAGGAGCAAATGCGCGGCCTGCAAATCAAAGGCGTCGAGGCCGACCTGGCGGCGCAGCAGCGGGCGTTGGCGAAGCAGCAACGGCTGGACGACGCGGCCAAGGGCGCATACCGCACGGCCGGCCAGCAGGCTTCTTCGCTGCCGGGTGGCCCGACCAACGCCAATCTCGCGCGTATCAGCGAGTTCCAGGATGGGTTCGACACCGACTCCTACATTAAGCAGGTGATGGCGATCGACCCGGCAATGGGTTTCCAGCTGCAGCAGTCGCTGAAGAAGGTCGGCCCGAAGTACGGAAACGAGGTCGAGTATCTGAACGGCCCCGACGGTCAGCCTGTGGCGGTTCGCTTGGCTGACGACGGTACTCATAAGGTGCTCGAAGGCTACAAGCCGCGCGACAAACTGCACTTCCTGAATACGGGTGGAAAGACGCTGGGCGTGAACGAGTACACCGGCCAGGCGGGGGCAAGCTTCGCCAACACCGTTGATCCGGACACCGTCTACAGCGGGAGCATCACCATGCGGGGGCAAAATCTAGCGGATGCGCGCCAGCGCGAGGCAAACGCGAATAGCCGCGGGCTTATGAATGAAGAGCGCCAACTGCGAATCGACGCCTTGCGTGGGAAGGCGGAGGATCGCCAACTGTCCAAGGACAGCACCGCGGCGGGACTGCGTACGCAAATTGGAGTCATCGACAAGGCGCTGGACCACCCTGGCCGCAAGACCTCGACTGGCCTCAGCGGCACGCTCGACCCACGGAATTACCTTCCTGGGACCGATGCCACAGACTTCCGCGTGGTGGCAGACCAGCTGAGCGGCGGCGCCTTCCTGCAAGCATTCGAATCGCTCAAGGGCGCAGGCCAGATCACCGAGATCGAAGGCCAGAAGGCCACGCAAGCGATCGCACGACTCAACCGCGCGCAGAGCGATGGCGAGTATGAAACCGCACTGACCGATCTCCGTGAGGTGATTAACAGTGGCCTGAAGCGCTCGGGGGCGATGCCAGCACCGGAGCGACCATCAAATGGCGCTGGCGCTGGCGCTGGCGCTGGCGCTGGCGCTGGCGGGCGCCCAAGTATTCCGCAGGGCGCCGTGAATCATTTGCGAATGAATCCGAAGCTTCGCGACCAGTTCGACGCCAAGTATGGCGCTGGCGCGGCTGCATCCATCCTGGGACGATAATGAGCAACCCATTCGATCAATACGACTCGCCTGCCGCTGGTGCGAACCCGTTCGACCGGTACGACGCGCCCGCCAAGCCGACGCGCGCCGGCAATGGCAAGAGCACCGCGCGCGGGCTGCTGGAAGGCGCGGCGCTGGGCGTGTCGGACATCGGCAACACGGTGCTGAACGCCATGTCTTACTTGCCGGGCAAGGTGACCGATGCGATCCGCGAAGCGCTGCCGGCCGAGCACCGTAAGCGCGTGCCGGACATCGCGCAGATGACCCGCACTCGCAACGCTGACTTCGAAGCGTTGACCGAGGAAAACAAGGACTCGACCGCGTTCAAGGTCGGCCGTGTTGGCGCCAATATCGCGGCGACGCTTCCGGTCGGCGGCGCGCTGGGCGCTGGCGTGCGTGGCGCAGCACCGGCGCTGGCTCGCGCTGGCGTGTCGGCGCCGCTGGCCGAGGCGCTGGCAAGCTCGCTGGCGTCGGGCGGCTTCCGCGTCGGCTCCCAAGCACTCCCGCGCGGCGCAGGGCTGGCCGTGCGCATGGCTGGCGGCGGTGCTACTGGCGCGGCGAGTGCCGGCTTGGTCAACCCGGACGACGCGGGCACTGGCGCGGCCATCGGCGCGCTGCTACCACCCGGGCTGGCGGCTGTCGGCTCTGCAGGCCGGTACGCCGGTCGCTCGGCCAAGGCGCTGGTGCAGCCTCTGACCGAAGCTGGGCAGAAAGAGCTGGCAGCGAAGGTGATCCGCGAGTTCGGCGAAGGCGGCCCGATGAACGTCGACCTGACCGAGCTGGTGGCCGGCTCGCGGCCAACACTGGCCGAGGCGACGGGAAATTCCGGCATTGCCGGTCTGCAGCGCGTTGTCCGCGATCTGAAATCGCAACCGTTCGTGGATCGAGCCGAATTGAACGCCGCCGCACGCGACGCAGCGTTCAGCCGCGTCGCCGGCGACCGCGCCGCGATCGAGTCGGCCAAGGGCGCGCGCGACACCGCGGCCGACGCACTGTACGGGCGCGCCTTCACTGCGGACTCGATGCGTCAGGCCCTGGCGAACGAGTCGCAGAAGATGCGAGCGCCGTTCTCTGGCGTCGGCTTGTCTGGCGCTCGCGAAGACTTGGCCACGCCCGGCCTACGCGAGCTGATTCAGCGACCGACGTTCCGCGCGGCCGCGGAATCGGCCAAGCGCCTGGCCGCGAACAATGGCGTGCAGCTGGCGGACCCGCTGCAGTCGCTGGAAGGGCTGCACTACATCAAGCTGGCGTTGGACGATGCCCTCAACCCGGGCGCCGCCAGCGCGATGGGGCGCAACGAAAGCCGGGCCATCATGGGCATGCGCGACAAGCTGGCCGAGGAACTGGCGAAGGTATCGCCCACCTACGGGGCCGCGCGCCAGACATTCGCCGAGATGAGCCAGCCGATCAATGCGATGGAGGCGCTGCAGGACTTGAAGCTGACCGACCAGCGCGGCAACATCACCCTGCAAAAGGTCAAGACTGCAATCGAGGGGCTGGAGCGCGCACGCCGCGAGCCAGGCGTGAATGCCGCAAAGTCGATCACCGACGAGCAGTTGAGCGCACTGCGGGCGATCCAGCTGGATTTGCTGCGTCAGGATAAGCTGGGACTTGGAAAGTCAGCCGGCTCGAATACGATGCAGAACCTGGGTGTGAACAACTTGTTGGCCACACTGCTGCCCGGAAAGACCGGCGCCGCAATCAACGGGAAGATCGGCACTTCGATGGCGCAGGCCGGCAGACTGGTCTACAGCGGCGCCGACGAGAAGATCCGGAATAACCTGGTCGACTTCATGCTCGACCCTTCGCTCATGCCGGCCGCGCGCGGCGGCCCCACCCCTGCGCAGCTGCAGGCTAAGGCAATTCTCGACCTTCTCGGCCCGGCTGCTTATCGCGCGGCGCCGGTGGTCGGGACGTCTCGGTAAAGCCGATGATGAAGTTCCAGACGAACGCCAGGATCAGAAGGGCAATCGCCTTGTAGAGCATGTAGTCCGTCACGCTGTTCCCCATGTAGTTTCGACAATTATAGGCCACCTCCGGGTGGCCTTTTCTCATTTCTGAAAGGTCATCATGACCCCTACCAACCCGCCTCCGGGCGGCTTCGACTACGACACCCTGGTCAGCTGGGCGCTGCTGATCGCCATTTCCTTGTGGGGCGGCTGGGCCAGCTTCGTGCGCAAGATGCGCGAGGGCCACGCGCGCGCCTGGAACATCACTGAGCTGGTGGGCGAACTGTGCGTGTCCGGCTTCACCGGGATCATCACCGCCCACCTGTGCGACGCCGCCGGCGCATCGTCGCCGATGAAGTACGCCCTGGTCGGCATCGCCGCCCACATGGGCTCGCGCGCGCTGTTCAAGTTCGAGGCGCTGCTGAACTCGAAGATGAACCTGCCAGCTGACCAGCCGCGCAAGGAGGATGACCATGCCGCCTAGCGCCTTCATCGCCCTGCTGCTGCCGGCCGCCCAGGCGACGCACCGCGCCACCGGCATCCCCGCCAGCCTGATCCTGGCGCAAGCCGCGCTCGAGACTGGCTGGGGCGCGAAAGCCCCCGGCTGCAACCTGTTCGGCATCAAGCCCGGTCCAAAATGGGCTGGTCCTGTGACGGTCATCACAACCCACGAGTTCATCAAGGGCGTGCGCACGCAGGTGCAGGACAAGTTCCGCGCCTACAAGGATTGGGCCGAGTGCATGGCCGACCACGCCAACTTCCTGAAGGTGAACCCGCGCTACGCCGCCTGCTTCAAGGAGAAGACCGGCGAAGGCTGGGCGCGCGCCATCGCTAAGGCGGGCTACGCCACCGATCCCAAGTATGCCGACCTGCTGATCTCGATCATGCGCGGTCGCAACATGTCCCAGTACGACAACCTGAAAGGCAAGACATGAAGAAGATCGCCCTGCTCACTTTGGTGCTGGCCCTAGCCGGCTGTTCGAACCTCGCCCTGCAGTGCAGCGGCACCTACACCGGCGACGAGGTGCGCA